TTGTTGCGCCGGTGCCGACAAGAAAAAAGGCGAACCCATGTTCGCCTTTGTGGTGGTGGTGGGTGCTGACGGGGTCGAACCGCCGACCTACGCCTTGTAAGGGATTCGGCCCCCATTACAAATCAACAGCTTGCAGAAGCTACCAACTTCCGCCCACCACCTGCGCGCGGCTTTGAGCCTTCATTGTAGGCTTACCAGCCGCTCCACTCACTCCAGCACCTCCCGCGCCTGAGCACGCAACTCCTTCGGGGTGGTCTTCAACAGGCGCTCCGAGCGGTCCTTGCGCATTTCCGTCACGCGGCGGCGGATAGCCTGGCCGTTGAGGCGGATCTGAGCATCCGGGTTCTTCGCGTTCCAGTCGGCCAGCCGGTCGCGCGCCTTCTGGATCTTGGCCTGGTCGTTCTCGAACTGGCCCAGCGCCATCTGCTCGGAAATCTCGCTCTTGACCTTGGTGAACAGCGCGCGCATCTCGTACACCGACCCAGCCTTGCGCGACTCGGCGGCAACACCGGCCGGCTGCAGGCCGATGGCCTTCATCGCCGCATCCACCGGGCCGACATCCATCACCTTGCGGCCACGGGTGTCGGTGTAGATGCCGCGGTCGTACATCTCGATGCCCTTGGCAGCGTTGCGCAAGGCAATCGGCCTGACCTCTCCCTTGAGCGCGTCACGAATGAATCCACCGGTAACACCAAGCACTTCAAGGATCTGCTCATCCTTGCGGGTTTCGCTGGCCTTGAGCACCCCGGTCGCCGGCAGCAGGTCGGCCATGCCCAGGCGCTGCGACACATCGAACGGCAGCATGCCGGTGCCGCTGGCGCCGCGCTGCAGGAAGTCCGCGAACGGCTGGCCCAGGGTGGACACCAAGAACCGGTCCATCTGCGCCTTGGTCGTGAAGTTGTAGCCCATCGCCTGCGCGGCGGTGTCGATGATGTCCTCGGCGTCCTCGGCAAACGGCAAGCCACGGAAACCGGCCAGCAGCACCAGAACACCCAGCGCCAGCGCGCGCTCCTTGGGCGGCAGGCGCTTCAAGAACTCGACGTACTGGATGGTGAACGTACGGAAGGTGAAAATTGTCGCGCCAACCGCGCCGCGCGCCCAATCGGGCCGGTTGCCCTTGTTGAACACGCCCTGCGTCTCGTCCACCGCATTCTCGGCAAAGGCGAACGGGTTGCGAATGCCCTCCTGCTTGGCCGTCTGGTAGGCCGCAATGAAGGCCACGCGGCGGTTGAACTGCTCGGCCATCTGGAAGAACGAACCCCACAGCGACAGCGCCGCGCGCACCCGGATGTCTGAGCCCAGCGTGCGGCTGGCCTCGGCCTGGAGCTGGAACACTTCCTGCGGCTTGATGACGCCGTCGGCCTCGGCGCGCTTGACCGCCTCGGCCAGCTCGGCGTCCTCGATCTTGCCCATTGCCAGCTTCATGGCCGCCGTCACCCGGCTGGCGCCCTTGCGCGCACCGCCGTACTGCGCCAGATACGGGAAGGTCTGCACCACCGTCTGGGTCAAGTTCACCAGCGCCGACGCCACCGAGCCGCCGATGTAGTTGACGAACAGCAGCGAGCGCACCGCCTGCGCCTCTTCCACCGGGTTGTTCACGTAGTCGGCCAGCTTGATCGCCTCGTCCTTCACATCACCGGCCCGCACGTTCTCCACGCTCTCCTGAATGCGCAAGCCGTGCAAGGCGCGCGATGCGGCCCGGCTGTTGGAGGTCAGGAAGGCCGCCACCACCCGGCCGGCGTCATCGTCAAACCCGGCGATGCCCTTGCGGCGGATGTGCCGCTTGAGCGCCGACTGTTCGGCCAGGGCGTTCTGCAGCCACTTCTGCATGGCCGCGTCCTTCTCCACCCCCAGCAGATCCGCGAACAGCATGGCCGTCTCGGGGCTGATGCCCTTGAGCATCTCGAACTCCTTGGCCGACTTCACGCTCTGGCTCACCCGCAAACCCTGCTCGGCAAACCGGCGCGCGGCGCGGTTGGCTTCGTACTGCGACTCGTACAGCCCGAAGAAAGCCCGGTTCCCGTCCGCATCCAGCACGTCCACCGCGTACCGGCCAAAGCGCATCAGCGGCGCATAGCCCTCCGCCTTGAGCTGTCGCACCCGCTCGTACTTCTCGTCCATGCGCTCCTTGATGCTCTCGATCTTCTTGAGCGCATCCTGTGCCAGCGTGTAGGCCGATGTCATGCCATCGGCATAGTCCTCGTCCATCTGCTTCTTCAAGGTCGCCAGTTGCTTGCGCAGCACGTCGGCCTGCTGGTCCAGCGCGCGGCCGGCAATCTGCAGCACCTGCAGAGGACTGTCCGATGCCGCGGCCTTGCGCACCTTGGCCATGATCGCGGCATGCTCGGCCGGCGTGTTCGCCAGGGCGTCCGGTGTCACGGCGGTCAGCATGCGGTACACGTCGGCCGCCATCAGGTTGTCCAGCGACTGGTTGATGGCGCTGCGCGCCTGCCGGTACAGCTTGATCGCCGTGTCGTTCAGGCCGCGCGCCTTGAGTTCGGCGTCGGTCCAAACAAGGCCGGCATCGGCTTCGTTCTGGGCCTCCACCGGTTCGCCGTAGGCGTCACGGGTGTAGCGCAGCGTGCCATCGAACAGCGCATCGCTCGCCGCCTTCATGTCGGCCTTGCGCTGGCGGTGCCCGGCAATGCCCATCTGCGGCGCCACCTTCTTGATGTCGGCCAGGCTGTCAATATGCGGCAGCAGGTCCGGCGCCTGGTCGGCCGCCAAGGTCGCCATGCGGCTCACGTCCTTCATGAAGTCCTGCACGGCGTAATAGACCCGACCGAACTCCTTGTTCACCTTGGCCTTGTGGAGCTGGGTGCCCACGGTGCTGTGCCACCAGCGGTTGAATCCGCGTTGCGAGCTGGTCAGGTCTTCGATGCGGTCGCGCACGGCATCGGGCACGCGGTCGGCATAGGCCCGCTTGATGTCGTCTACCACGCTGAACCGGATGTCGGCGTTGTTGGGCGTCTGGGTCTGGTCTTGCTTCTCTGCGGCTGAGAGCTTCGCGCCGCCAGATACCGGCGCGGATTGGTCAGTCTCCAGAGTGCCGCGCAGCAATGACATGGCCTCCTTTGTGCTCATGTCTGGCGTGATGTCAACGTCAGACCATTGACTTTGAACTGATCGGAAATTGACCTGAAACCGCTTCGATATGCCACCGCTTGCCGGGTGATAGTCGTCGTGGTCAGTCACGCGAACCTCGTAGGTCAGTGTGTCTTCACCATTCTCATTCTGCTCATCAAGTTCGATGGTTTTTTCAAAGTACGTAGAGGACGAGACATTGCTTGACCCGCGACGGCGCCATCCGAGTTGTTCAACCAACAGATCATTGATGCGCCATGCATTGGCGTACTCAGCGACGGCGGTGTTGTAGTCCGCATCCGACATGCCCTCGCCACGGATTTCTTCACGCCCTTTCTTGATCCAGAACTTGTCAAGATCAGGGTTGAAGTCGCCGGATGCGTTGTTGAACACCGGCATGGCGTTGTTTGTACCACGGGCGGCTGAGAGCTTCACATCCCCATCAGTCGGGTCGGCCACTGCTCCAGCTTCGGCGCCGCTGAACTCGCGCATGGCGCCGGCCACCGCATCGCGTGCAGCAGCAATGTCGGTCAGGAACTCGTCGGTTCCAAACGGCCGGTAGTCGGTGATCTTCTGGCTCAGGTTGTCCAGCCACGCCGTCACGAAGTTGACGATGCGCTTGAACAGGCCCGGCTGGTTCTCCCCCATGGCCTGCCAGAAACCGGCGTCCATGAAGTTGTCGCCCACGATGTCGGCCTCCAGTTCCTCGCGGGTGTCTAGGCCCTTGGTGGAAATGCCGGCCTTCTTGTAGGCGTTGTAGGTCCGAACCGCGTACTCGGTTTCGTTCTTGATGAGGTCGTCCAGGCGGCGCGAGAGGTTCGCGTACATGGTCGGGTGGCTCTTGGCCATCTCGTGCAGCAGCTCGTGGCCGAGCACGGACAACAGCGGCTTCTGGCTGTCGATGTTCAGGAAGATGACGCCGGGGACCGACTTGGACACCACCCCGTTGAACAGGGGTGTGCCCTTGAACTTCACGAAAACAACTTGTCGTCGGAAAAGTCGTCGGGCGATATTGGCAACAGCAGTGGCGGCTTGTCCGCGCTTTCCGTCTCCCGGAGCAACTGCGTCCAGCAGATCAGCGTGAGATCCACCGCCTTCGATTCGGTCTGCGAAGGATTCAGCGAGTCGGGCGGCTGCGTCTCGGTGGGCTTGGGTTGCTGGTCCATAGTCGGCAGTATCGGCCGGGCCGGTGCTGTCGTCAATGGAGAGCGTCGTGTCGGCGCCACCTTCCTCGCCTTCCTTCTTGCCCTCGCCGGCTAGGCGCTTGAGCACTTCCTTGTGCTCGGTGCGGGCCTTCTCCAGCTTGCCCATGTCCGGCCAGGCGTCCGGCATGCTGGTCTTCTCCAGCTCCTGCATGGCCTTCTTGGCGCGCGCCAGGTCGTACTTGGCAAACTGCAGCTTGTCGGGAAGCGAAGCCACCATGCGCTCGGCCGCGCGAACCACGATGTCCACGGCCTGCTTCTTGTCGTCGCCGTTGATCCGCGCGGTGCTGTCGTAGGTCTTGCCCTTGTGCGTGACCACCATGTCCACGAAAGAGCCAAACTTGTCGCGCTGGCCTTCAATCGTGACCTGGAAGCCGCCGATGGTGCCGATGCTGGCCTCGGTGTCGGTGTCGATTGCCTCGGCAACAACCGCTTCAATGGCGGCGGCGATGTCCTTGCGGCGGATGAACTCTTGCCCGTCGAAACTCCACTCGATGGGCTCCGAGTCGCCGGCAAACTCTGTCATGGCGTCGGCCAGCGCCGACTTGGACCCGTAGGTTTTGCCGTTGAACTCCACGGCCATCTTCGGCAGCGGGTTCGATTTCAGGTAGGCGTCCTTGGCGTCCATGGCAATGCCAGTGCGCTCGGCGGGCGACAAGTCTTCGCGGGCGTCTGCCGCGGCCTTACCTGCATCGTCGCCAGCCTTGCGGCGGGCTTCCAGGGCGGATTCATGCGCTGCAGCCAGTTCGCGCAGCTTGGCGCCGGCTTCTGTCCGGCTGGTGTAGGTGTCGCCGTTGATGGTGGCCTTGAACGATCGATCCTCCAGGCCGGTGAAGTAGTCGCGCGCGCCCTTGTCCAGCACCTCCAGATCCGCGATCTGCTCGGGCAGGCGGCGCAGGCTGTCCGTGGCGCGCTTGCGGCGCGACGCCAGTTCGTTGCGCTGGGCGTCGAAGGACCGCTTGCGCTGCTCCAGCTTTTTTAGGTCGGAGCGGAGCTGGATCTCGCGCAGCAAGTCCATGTTGCCGGTGGCCGCGGCCTGCATCTCACCGGCCGACATCTCGGCTTCCTCGAACGGGTTTTCGATCTCGCGGCTGATCTGGCGGGTGCGAAGCTGGTTGACCATCTTCAACTTGACCTCTTGGGTCTGCCACATCCGCATATCCAGCGTGTCCTGGGTCACGTAGGCCAGAATCTCGACCTCGAAACCGGGGATTGTGTCGGCCAGGCGGTTGCCCTGGCGAACAATGCGCCCCTCGCGCTGCTCGATGTCGCTGGGCTTCCATGGCACATCCAGATGGTGCAGCGCCACCAGACGCTCCTGCACGTTCGTGCCGGCGCCCATCTTCTGGGTCGAACCCAGCAGCACGCGGATCTGGCCGGCGTTGACCTTGCGGAACAGCGCGGCCTTCTGGTCGTCGGTGTTGAAGTCGTGGATGAATGCGATCTCGTTTTCCGGGATGCCCTTCTCGATCAGCGCAGCCTTGAAGTCGTCGTACACTGAGAAACCGCGCAGCGCGGCCTTGATGGCACCCAGCCAGTCGCGGCCCTTGGCGTCCAGTTCTTCCTGGGCGGCCTCGGCATCCTCGATCTTGGCCTGTGCGGCTTCGTCGCCCAGAGCGGCGTCGGCCTGCACATCGGCATCGTTGCCGGCGTCGATGCGGGCTTTCAGTTCCTCGTACTCCTTGAGTTCCTTCTTGGCGCTCTTGAGCGGCGTTCCCAGGTCGGAGAAAACCAACTGCGTGCCCTTCACGCTGTCGTACTGCTTGTAGCGGCTCACCACCTCGTCGGTGGATCGGTCGATGCGGGCGCCAGGCTCGCGGTCGTTGATGTCCTCGCGCACAAGGCGCACGTCCATGGCGGCCTTGCGGGCGTCCGACATGATGGTCAGGAAGTTGTCTTCACCCTTCTGCGGCGGGCCTTTCTTGGCCTCCAGCTTCTTGGCGCGCTCGGCGATCTCGTCCATGTAGGCGTTCTGGGCCTCGGACTTCACCAGCGAAACCGGCGTGCGGCGGTCGTTCTTGAGCTTGGGCAGCGGGAATGCCTTGCCGCCATTTTCTTCGGCATAGGCCGTTTTGATGTCCTCCATCGTCACGGTGTCCGACACCTGATCGAACATCTTGAGCAACTCGTGGACGTTGCTGAATGTGCCCATGCGGTCGCTGGCCTTGTAGCCGTCACCGGATGGTTTCTGCATCCACACCTGCTCGACCGATGCAAAGGTGTTGGCCCAGGCGTCGAAACTCTGGAAGCCTGCCTCGTCCATGGCGGCCGGCATCAGGTAACGCATCATGTGGTACATCTCGGCCAGCGTGTTCGACACGGGCGTACCCGTGGCAAACACCACGCCCTGGCCGCGGCCGTTCTGGGCGTAGAGCTGGTTGACCTTGACGTACATATCGTAGGCGCGCTGCGATCCCTTGCTGTCGCCCAGGCCCTGCACGTTCTGCATCTTGGTGCTGAACATCAGGTTTTTGAACAAGTGCGCCTCGTCCACAAACAACTGGTCCACGCCGACCTGTTTGAAGTCCAGCAGGTTGTCCACCGCCTTGTCGCGCAGCGACTTGATGCGGTTCTCCAGGCGCTCCACCAGGCCCTCCAACTGCTTGACGGTGCGCTTCTTGCCCTTCTCGTCGCCGTCCGAAGCATCGACCTTCTCGATGGCGGCCTTGATATGGGCCACCTGCTTCTCGTTGAACTCGACTTCAAAATCCGGGTCAGGCTGGATGAATCCGAACGAGGAATGCGCCATGATGACGGCATCCCAATCGCCGGTTGCGATCTTGGCCAGGAAGCGGCGGCGGTTCTCGCGCGCAAAGTCCTTTTTGGTGGCCGTCAGGATGTTGGCGCCAGGATACAGGCGGTAGAAGTCGGCCGCCCACTGCTTGACAAGGTGGTTCGGGACCACGATCAGCGGCTTCTTGGCCAGGCCGGTGCGCTTGAGTTCCATCGCGCCTGAGATCACCGTGAAGGTCTTGCCGGCGCCGACCACATGGTCCAGCAGCGCCGTGCGGTCCTGTACGATCCGCGCAATCGCGTTGCGCTGGTGGCGGCGGAACTTGATGATGGAGTCAGGCACCTTTCCGGGGAACTCCATGCGCGCGCCGTCGTACACCCGCGTCACGTAGTTGTTGTTGGTGTCGTTGTAGGAGCGCACCAGCACCTCGGCCCGCTCGGCATCCGCAAAGAGCCAGTCTTGGAACTTCGCCCGAATGTCGGCTGCCTTCTCCATGGCGGCGTCGGTTCCTTCCTTGTCCAGATGGGTCTTGCCATCGGAGTCGGTGTACGTGACCTTGACCGTGCGGTTGTTCAGCAGCGCGTTCAGGATCGCCTCGGCGTCCATCTTGCTCGTGCCGTAGGTCAGGTTGTTGGCGGTGTCCGAACCGGCCTTGACGCTGATGAAGAATGCGCTGTTGGTGGGCACATACGCCACCGTGGCCTTGGTGCCATCGCCAAGCAGATCCTTGATGAAGTCCTGATAGACCTCGGTTGGCACCCAGGGCGAGCCAATGCGCGCGGAAATCTCGTGTGCGCCCACGTCCTCGGGCTGAACCTCCATCAGAGCGCGCACGTTGCGATCCATGCCGGCCATTTCCGCCTGCTGCAGCTTCTTGCGCACGTTGCCGGACAGGTAGGCGTCACGCAACACATGCTCGCCCGTCACCGGGTCCACAAAAAGCGCCGGCTTGTCGCCCTTGGTCAGTTCCTCCAGCACCTCGTCGGCCGGGCGGCCCAGCAACTGGCCGATGTAGCCGGCGTCGATCCGGCCGCGCTCGGCAATGGACACGTTCAGCGCGTCCTCTGGCGTCTCGGCCTTCTGCACCGCCTGGCGCTTCTCGATCACGCGGCGCGCGAAGATCGGCGCTTTGTCGGCCTTGGACTTGTAGGGCTTGATGCCGGCCGCCTTGGCGGCTGCAGGCCCCATGCCGCGGGCGTAGTTCATCTCCAGTGCGGCCAGCAGCGGGAAATCCGGGTCGTCGTCAAACACCTGGGCGGTGCTCGGGTCGTTGATAAGGCCGTGCTTGGCGGCGTAGGCGTCGTACTGCTCATTCAGGCTCTTGCGCAGCCCTTCCATGGCCTTGTCGTCGGCCAGTTCAGCGGCCAGCAGATCGCGCAGCGTGCGGCGCATTCCGGCCAACTGCACCAGTCGCTCGTAGCGAGACTCGCCCAGCGTGGTTTTCTCGGTCCACTGCGTCTCGGGCGTCAGCAGGCGGGCCGACGACTCGCCGGCCACGTCCTGCATGCGCTGGTACAGCTTGCCGCCGTCCACGTAGAAACCGCCCTCCTGCACGCTCTTGTCGCGCAGCGCCTCGATCACGTCGCGGGTGGCCTTGTTGGTGCCGATCACAGCGGCGTGCTGGTACACACCGGCCGGCAGGCGCTCGATGGCGGCGCGCAGCAGGGCGGCGGTGTCCTGGCCGGGCCGCGCCACCAGGGCGGGCTGGTCCGGGCCGTACATGGTGCCAAAGCGCCCGTACTCGCCCAGCATCATCTGCGGGTTGTCCGCAAAATACTGGTTGATCTTGATGGGATCGCCACCCTTTGGGTCAGGGATGGTCGTCACGTCCAGCCAGCGCTTCAAGTCGGCCTTGGCCGCCTTGCTGCCCCACTCGGATTCCGGCAGCTTCTGCAGGAACACGATGTCGGTCGTCACTTCGGTGTTGGCGTTCTTGGCGAAGGCGTTGTTGGGCAGGCGGATGGCACCCAGCAGCTTGGTGCGCTCGCCGATGTACTTGCGCGCCCGGTCGCCGGCCTTGTCCATGAACCCGTTGGACACCACGGCGGCGAACACGCCACCGTCTCGCAGCATGTCCACGGACTTTGCAAAGAAGTAGTCATGCACCGCCATGCCGGACAGGTGCTTGCGGCCCGACTGATCCACCAGGCCATCGGCGGCAAACGGCGGGTTGCCGATCACCGCATCAAAGTACCCGTCCTGAGCGTTGAACTGCGTGAAGTCCTGCAGTTGCATGTTCTGGTTCGGGTACAAGTGGCGCGCGATGCCGGCCGCGATGCGCTCGCGCTCCACGCCGGTCAGGCGCGAACCGCTGCGAAGGTCGGCGGGCATCAGGCCCATGAAGTTGCCCACCCCGGCGCCTGGCTCCAGCATCTTGCCGCCCGTGAAGCCAAAGCGCTTCATGGCGTCGTACATGCCCTGGATGATCGGGCGGCTGGTGTAGTGCGCGTATCTGGTAGAGCGGCGCGCGGTGTTGTATTCCTCGTCGCTCAGAAGCTCGCGCAGCTCGGCGTACTCGCGGCCCCAATCCTTGTGCTCGGCGTCGAATGCCTGGGCAATGCCACCCCAGCCGACGTACTTGGCCAGCACCTTCTGTTCGTCGGGTGTAGCATGGCGCTGCTCGGCTTCGAGTTTCTGCAGCAGGCGGATGGCATCGACGTTGGCGCGGTACTTGGCCTTCTGGCCACCCTCACCCAGCGCGAAGTCTTCTTCAATGGTGAAGTCGGTCGGCTGGAAGGCGGGCGGCTCTACTCGTCCAGTTTCGCCGCGGCTATCTCCTGCTCCGTCATCCCCAAATAGCGAAGGCCCTCGTTCATCTCTCGCATCAGGCGCAGCCCGTCGCTTGTCGGCGCTTCCTCGCTGGCTCCGGGTTCTTCCGGCAGGAACAGGTACTGCTGCCGGGTCGCTTCCCATGCCTCGTGGTGCGCGAACCCCTGTGCCATCAGCTCCTGCATCGCCTGGCTGGTCGCCTCCGCGGCTTCCTGCAGGCGCGCGTCCAGCAGGCCCTGCTTCTGCAGTTCCTTGAACATCTGCGGCCGGTGCTCCTTCCAGTGCTCCTTGGCCTGGCTGATCCAGTGGGCGTGTTGCATTGTCGTCACGGGTTTGGTCCTCAACAGTATCAGCCTCAGCGGCCAGTTTGTCCACATCGGCGGCCATGACATCCCCAAGCGGGGTCATGTCGCCAGAAAATCCGGTGGCGCGCGGGTCCAGCGCCACGGCGGCGTACCAACTCTTGAGGTACGGCTTCACGCTGTCGCCCAGGTCTCCCACCATGGCCTTGGCGTAGGCGGCAAACGTGCGGGCGCCCTTCTCGATGTGGTAGCCGGCCAGCGTGATGCCGGCTTGCAGGATCTCGGGGTCAATTCCGCTGTTGAGCGTGCCGCCACTGAGTTTCTTCTTGAGCAAGGCGCGCGCGGCGGCGGCGGCGTCCTCTGTGAAGATAGTGTTGGCGGTGGCGGCAGGCTTGGCCGGCGTCGGCTTTGCTGGCGCTGCTTCGCCGTTCAGGCTGTCGGCAACTTCGCGCACCACGTCGGCCAGCGCACCATAGTTCCGGTCCAGGCCGTTGGCGGCTCCGTCCAGCATGGGGACCACGCTGCTGACGGTGCGCGGCTTGCGCAGTTCTTCAATCACGGTTCTGATGGTTTCCTTCGCATTGCCCTCGCGGGTGTTGCGCCGGTTGATGCCATCCATCTGGTTGTAGATCTGCTGCAGGCGGTCGGCTGCTGCGCGCTCGGCGGAGCCGTTAACCCTGGTGCCTGGGGCAAGTTTTTCACGGTCTTGCGCCCGCGTATTCGCCGTCAGGCCATTCTCGTAGGCCGCCATCTCCGGGTCTTCCAGGGTATCGTCCTGTTGACCGTCTTGGGCCAGCAGCCGGCCGGTCCACACCTTCTGATACTCGGCCGTGATGCCGCGCTTCTTCAAGATCCGCTCGACCGTCTTGGCCCTTGGCTCGTCCCCGGCGTACTGGAATGCCCGGTTCAGGTCTTCGGCAGTATCGATGTCGCCGTCAACCGCTTTCAGGATCTCCGGGAAATCCCGCTCGGCAATCTCGCGGCGGATCTGGTCGCGTTTGGCGCGGGTATTGGCGTTCTGCACCGGCCCCTGGCGCTCCAGCTCGGCATTGAGTTCGGCCAGTTGCTCGCCTGGGCCTTTCGTGGACTCGGCAGGCTTCTGTCCGATGGATTTTTCAAGCGCAGCCACGACATCAGGGAACAGGTCGGCATGGGCGTCGAATGCAGCCACATCGCCGGCTTCCAGTGCCTTGATAGCGGCATCCTCGGCGTCGAACACGGAGGTCCGCATCTTGCGCAGCGTGGTTTCAGCGGCCAGCACCTTGGTCTGCGCCTGGCGCTTTTCGTCCAGCGTCATGCCTGGCTGCTCCGCTTCGCGCTTCAAGCGCGCGACACGGTTTTTCTGCTTCTGCATCTGGCCAGCGATGGCGGCGTCGATGTCGGGCGGAACCTTGACAGTGCTTTCCGGCGCCGCAGACGGCGCGGCCTGCTCTGCCGGCGCATCTGCGGTTTGCATACCGCTTCCAGCCTTGGCGCGGATCTCAAAGCGGCCGGGCTTGGCCTGCACAACCTCGTGCGTGTCCTTGATGCCGGACTTGGCCACAAAATCGGCCGCCTTTTCCTTGGTTCCGAAGTAGGCCGTCCCCTTTGCGATGCGGTCCAGTGCGGCATTCCGCTTCTGGTCGATGCCGAACAGGTGCTCGACATCCTCCTTCTTGGCGAATGGCGGCTTCTTCACCCCATCGGCTTGAACGTCAGTGGCTGCAGGAGATGCTGTCTTGGCATCGCCATCTTCCAATTGTTTCCCAAGGCTTGATGCAAGCGACTGGCCGGCAGTTTCTGGAGTTGCAGATCCGGTGTCATCGTCAATACCACCGTCATCCAATCCTTCAACCCGATCCCCGACTTGTGCGATTCCTGTTGCAGCTCGGCCGTCATCAAGCGGGGCTCCGTTCTCATCTGTGGCTACCAGCGTCTTGGTCTTTGTTCCGTCCTTGCGCTTCTTCTCAATAACTTTGTAGTTCTGACCTGTTCCAGTGTCAGTAATCGTGTCTCCGTCCTTGGCTCCCAAGAACCACTTGCGGATCTTTGATCGCCAGCCGTTGCGCTTTTGGACTGCCGCCGTGTTTTCTTGACGCTGCCGAGTGCGATTGATCTCCAATCTTTTGTCCGACTGACCGGAGACCCATTTTTCAAATGCGTATTCGTATTCAGGTGTACCAGGCTTAGTACCTTGTGGGTCGAATTGTTCTTTTCCTACCCCATCCGCCCGTACACCGGCACCGGCTCCCGCGTCGGGTACTCCAGCGGCGGCGGCTCCATCGCCTCGCGCTGGCGCTTGCGCTTCAACTGCCGTGGCGCCAATGTCGGGTTTTTGTCGGGTTTTTGTCGGGACTCCTGCTGCTGTGGTTGGTTGCGGTGCGTTTTGGACATCGCTCAGTGCCTCCACGGCCCCCTGTTCATCGCTTCCACGTACAGCATAGCCGCCAGCTTCATCTGCGGCGTCGGCAAAGGACACGGCTTCTGCGGGCTGATCGGCTTGCACTGGTGCTGCGTCTGCCTCGGGGACTTCTTGGGCGGCGGTGTTTGCAAGGGTGCTCTCCTGTGGTCGGACAACAAAACCACCTTCCACCGGCACGATGTCGCCCGGCGTCTTCTTGGCGGCAAGTTCGGCGGTCTTTCTGGTTTTGAATGGAAATCCCTTTGGGTTCAGGATGTCGGTCGCAAGGGGTTGCGCAAGGGGTTGCGCAAGGGGTTGCGGGCTTTCATTCCCTGCGTTCCCTGCGTTCCCTGCGGGAGCTGCGGGAGAACCATCATTTGGCTGTTTCGCATCCCAAATCCGCGCCTGAGCAATCAGCGCCAATGCCTCGCGCTCATAGTCCTCATCCGATCCGGTTTGCGTGTTCATCGCGGCCCGCTCCAACACAGCCTCTGTGTCGATGCCATCCGCTTCAGCTTGGCGCAGTGCCTCTTGGAAACCCGCGCTCACAATGGGTTGTGTGAATTGCTCGTCTACAGGATCTTCGTTGGCTGTCTCGGCATTGGGCGCCGGCTGTGCCTGCGTGGCTGCATTGCTCTGCTTCGCATCAAACTGGCGCAGTTCATCGCCGCTCAAAATTCCTGACTGGATGGCTGCATCGTCAAGGACTGGCGGAGGGTACACGCCGTTGTCGCGGAGGACCGACTCATCCAATACGGGCGGCGGCAATGGCGCTGCTTTTTGGGCACCAACATTCAGCGCCCTCGTCATCGGCCCGGCCGGCTCCACGGGCGGTGCTGGCTGGGGTTGCGGCAGGGGTTCGCGCGCCTGGTTCGGCAGGTTGATCGGCGCTTGCGCCTCGAACGGCCCGGCCGCTGCGCCAATGACGCCGCCAATCGTGCCTTCCATGAGGCCCTGACCGACAACGCCCTGCATGCGCTTGGACGGGTCCAGCACGCCGGCATCAATGGCGGCGGTGTTCCCTGCGAACCGCTCTTGACCGCCCTGCGCGCCTTCCGTGCTGCCTTCGACCAAGAAGCCTTTTCCCATCGCGGCCATGGTGCCGGTCGCGGCATTGCGCGCGCCCTGTCCCATCACCAGCCGTTCAATCGGGCCAGTCGATGCCGCCAGCGCACCCAGCCCGCCGCCCAGCAGTTGCTGCATGGTCCCGCTGCCGCCGTAACGCTGCGCCTCGGTCGCCAGTGCCTGCGCCTGATCTTCCGGCATGCCTTGGGCGATGGCGTTGCTGTAGGTCTGCTCGTACTGCGAGCCCTTCACGGCACCCACACCCATCGCGGAGCCAATGCCCACGTTGGCCTTGAAGCCGAACTTGGCCGCTTCCTTGATGGCCTCTTGCCCCGCCTTGGATGCCAAGAAAGCCTGCTTGCTCATGCCGGCCGCTTTGGCTGCGCTGGCGAGCTTCACGCCCTGAGCCAGCTTGCCAAGGCCCAGCGTGGCGAACGAACCCACACCCTGCGCCAGAAACTCGCCGGGCTGGTCCAGCAGCATCTCCATGTAAGCCTTGGCCTCTTCCCATGTGCTGCCCGATTCCTCGGCGGCTTTCACGCGCTCCTGGCTGGCCTTGAGCGTGGCCTTGGACTGCTCGCTCTTCTGGTTGCCCAGAAACTCGGACATATCGCCCAGCTTCTGCGACACCACGTTGTCAGCGCCGGCAACGTCCGACAGCGCCTTGAACGCGCCTGCTGCGCCCTGGCCCAGCGAAAGTCCGATGTCCCCGGCTGCGCGCACCATGGAGCGGTCGGGCGTGGGCGGCGGCGGGGCCTTGTAGCCCAGGCGCTCGGCCAGCGCCGCCTTTTCCATGGCCGGGTAGTAGACCTGATGGATGACGTTCAGCGCGGACTCGTCGCTCAGTCCGGCCAGTTCAGGGAGTCGCTTGCGTGCTTCGTTGAGGTCCATGGTGATGTTTGGTTGCGTGCGTTAGTCGCTGCTTTGCAGGCTGAGGCGTGCGAGCCCTGGCTGTCAGAATCCGCGCGATGCGTCGATCTCGTTTTGCTCTTGCACCATGCGGCGCCGCGCATCACCGATGTTGAACAGCGGCTGCATGAGCTGGATGTCCCCGTTCTTGTCGCGGAAGATCCCGCCCTGCTGTGGCGCGGCGTTGGCCTTGACCATGGGGCCGGCAGGTTGGCCCTGTTGCGGTTGCGCAGACCCTGCTGGCTGCGTCTGGCTGCTCAGGCCCAGCGGGTCGGCCTGCTTGCCTTGGGCGCCTGGGATGTACGGGTCCAGTAGGCGGCGGTACTGGATGGACAGGGCGGCGCGCTGCTCCTGCAGCTTCTGCGTGCCTGCGTTGTTCGGGTCGAACTGCCCTTCGGCCATCGACTTGTTGAGCGCACTGTCCACCGACTTGATCTGATCGGCCAGCGCCTGGGCGTTGAGCTTCACGGCGGGCGGGATCTTTGCGTCGTCCATGGCGATCTTGTGCTGCGCGGCGGCCCGGCCTTCCTGCGCCTGCTGGATTGCCAACATGCGGTTGCGGTACTGCATGTTGTTCTCGGTTTCGCGCTTGCGCAGATCAAAGTCCCGGTCTGCGTTGGCCTGCACCTGCTGTGCCTTGGCCTCTTCCACGATCCAGCCGATCTTGGTTTCGACCGGGGCGCGCATCACGCGCTGCAGAAACTGCGCCTTGCCGGCGTCGGAGTTGTCGAACGTCGCCAGCACCTTCTGCTTGCCATCCTGGCCCTGGCCGACGAAATCGACCTTCTTGCCGTCCGCGCTGGGCACCGCCTGCACGTTCACGCCGGACAGCCCGCCCACCTGGGTTTTCGTCAGCACATCCGCGGCGGCTTGCGTCCAGTCCGGGCTGTTGGCGAACGACTCGCCCAATCGGCGGTTGAACTGCTCGTCTGCGAACTTGAGTTCGGCCACTTCCAGGCCCAGCTTCTTGGCCTTCTGGTCCAGCGCCGTGTTTTCCATGGTGGTCGCGCGCTCGATCTGGCCGTGCCTCATCAGCGTGTCGGCAACCCTGGCGTTGCGCGCATCGGGCGCCATGGCCATCTTGGCGGCTTCTCCAGCCTTGGACGGGTCTGTGTAGGCCTGGTCAACCACGCGGGTTGCTTTCTGCACCTCCATGCCGGTGTTCTTGGCATTGGACATATCGGCCATCATCGCGGCGGCGTCCTTATCCTTGGTGAAGGCGTTGGAACCCGCGTCGTCGGTGATAACAGCCCCCTGGGAAACCGGGTTGGCTGCTGCTCTCAGGTCGGACTCAAGGTTGTCCGCCTTCTGCCACTCGGCGCGCTGCCGGCCGCGCTGCTCTTCCTTCCAGGCGTCGTCCTTGGCCTGGCGCTCGCGCTCGTAGCCCTTTTCCTTGGCCTGCAGGTAGCCGGAGCCCATGCCGGCCAGAAACGAAACCATGCCTCGGCTCATGCTTTTGCTCCTTCGAGTTTCTTCACGCGCTTGGCAAGCTCCTGCATGCCGCCCATCAGGTTGGCATTCATCGTCGCCAAGTCGATCACCTTGCCTCCCGGCGCGGCTTTTTCGCCCATGGTGCGGCGCACCTCCTGAGCCATGGGGCCGTCGTGCGGGCGCCCGCCATCGTCGGGGCCGCCCTTGCCCGGCTCGTACTTCCAGTCGGAATTGATCTTGGTGGACTCGATGGCCTTGAGCATCTTCCCGGTGTTGGCCGGCTTCTTGGTGTTGGACTTCATGCCCTCATCCGAGAACATGGATGCGATGGCGGCAGAACCTGCCGAGCTGCCCGCAAACTGCCCAGCCACACCACCCAGCGCGCCCATGAGGCCACTGTCCTGGCTCTGCAACTGCGCGGCTTGCCCGTACAACTGGCCGGCGCTGTTGTTGCCCTGAATCGCGGTGTTGAAACCCTGCCCCATCATCGAAGCGGCCTGATTCGCCTGCGTCAGCGGCACGCCGGCATTGCCCACGGCAGAGTTTCCGGCGTTCAGCGCCACCCCTGCGCTCGTGGCCTGGCTCGATGCCAGCCCGCGCCCCAGGTTGGCCGCGTCCATCTTGCGGGCGTAGCCTTGGAGTTCGATCTTGTCGCGCGCCTGGTTGGCCGCGCCAGCCTTGCCAAGCGCCTCGGCCATGCCCATCTGACTCTGCAGCGCCATTGCCTTGCCGCTGCTCGGGTTCACGCCCATGCGCTGCTGCTGGCGGGTCTGCGCCTGTCGGGCGGCTTCGGCCTGCATGCCCACATCGGCCACGGCGCCAGCGGCGGCAGACTCGCGGCGCGCGGTGGTGTCGTAGGTCTGTGCGTCAGCAACAATGCCTTCTTCCAGCGGCCGGAAGGTGTTCTTCTGGTAGTTCCAGTAGTCGTCGCTGATGGCGGCGTTCTTTTCAGCAATGCCTCGCTGTTGCCGCGCCGTTGAAATCGCCTCTCGGGCGGCCTCTTCCAGCAAGGGGCGATTTTCTTGGTCGCGCTGCTTGAAGTAGGCCAGCGACTCGCGGGCGATTTCAGCGTTTGCTGCTGCGGCTGTGTTGACGCCGGTCATGTCGGGCGCATCTGAGCACATGGCTTGCTCCTAGAAAAACTTGGCGAACTGAATCGCAAAAGGCTGGTACTTCATCCGGCGCATCAGCACGTCGGCTCGGTTGACCAGCTTGCTGTTGGATCGAATCTCCTGCGCCCCCAGGCTCACTGCCGCCTGCTCGGCAAAGCGCAGCATGGCCATGGGCAGGAATCCGCCCCGGTGCTCGGGCTTGAGGAAAATCGTGTCCTCCGTCACCAGTGAGGTCTGCGTGTGCAGGCTCTCGCTCAGGAACAGGCGGAGGTTCCCGGCCAGCTCGCCACCCTTGCGGGCCGTGAACTGGATCAAGCCGCCCGCGCGCTCAATGGCGGCGTAGCGCTGGTAGTCAGGATTGAGGGCGAACCCGTGGCGGTAGCCCTCGGTTTCCTGCCAGTGCTGAACGTGCAGCGGGTGCAGTTCCGGCAGGATGTCGGCCATCCGCTCGGCGCGGATCGTGTAGCCGTCGTGCTCGACCTCCCCGAATGAGTCCGGGTTGATGGATTCGTCTTGCGGCGCCGCGGCTGCCAGCTCAATTTCGCAGGCAAGCTCAGGCGTCAGCACCTTTCCGATGTGCTCGCTCAAGACTCGGCGGATCTGCGGAGTGGTCACGGAAGGGCCTCAAAGGCCCACCGCGGGCCAGCGGCGGCATGATGCGCAAACCAGCCTCGGAGTCAACCGAAGCGGGGTTCACCAGACCGGCACAGCCTCCACCTCTTCTGGGGTCGTCGCGGCGGCAAGCTGGGCCTTGAGCGCCTGGGCGTGCATGAAGTTGGCCGTGCCCTGCGCCACCATGGCGCCGTAGAACTGGCCCCAAGTGGCCATGTCCGTGATCGGGATGATGGCGTTTGAGATGGCTTTCCACCCGCCGGGCCATCCGGGCGGCGGGCCACCGGCCAGCAGCCACGCCCCGTGCGCCGCGTCAATATCGCTCCTGCTCAGGGCGTCAACGGCGATCTGCTCGCCCATGAACGTGAAGTGCGCCTGGTTGGCCTTGAGCCTTGCGGCGTTGATTGCGGCGTTCTTGGCAGCTTTCAGGTCGGCCAGCGTGCGCGGGTCTTCCCACTGCTTGGTGGTGTAGTTGAAAGCATGGGTCGGCGATGGCCTTGGAGGCTTGGGGACCGCGCTGCCCTCATGAAAGTACACCGCCTCATCGTCGTGGTGCCCATGCGCTACCGCGTGGGTTTCCGGGTTGAACTGCAGGCCGATGATTTCTTCCGGGCATTGAATGCACCGTTCGATTCGCCCTGTTCCGACTTCGTAAATGGTGAAATTCATCGCTTTGTTTCCAGACAAAACAGCGCCCTTCTGCTCGTTGAGTGCGTTGCTGTAGAAGGTGCACAAACTGCTGTGTAAGTTGTGCTGCCAGGAGGTGGAGAATCAACGACCATCACGGTATAAAACTGCTTCCCGGCTTGAAGTGTTCGGGTAATGATGGTTGAGCCGTTCCTGCGTATGTCCAAATTGAGCACACCGTCGCCCGCACCGCCTGAGTCGACGATGGTTGACTGCGCCGAGAACAAAATCAGGACTGGCGCCCCTGTGGACACAAATGTTGGAGCTGTTTGGGCTGTTGAATTTCCTGAAACGCTTCCAGACGTGTAAGCAGATACAGGTATCGTCACGGCCTGCCCGGCCAAATTGATCGTATTCACCGCATTCACCGCATCGGCGGTCAAGCTCCCGCTGAACGTACCAGTTGCTGCACTCAAGGCGCCCGAGAATGTTCCGGTGGCAGCGCTCAGTGAGCCGGCAAACGTACCCGTCGCGGCCTGCAATGCGCCGGAAATCTGCAGGGCGGTTCCGTCCCATCGTAGGTACTGCGTGCCGCCGGCATTGCGCAGCGAGAACCGACCGTCACGCCCGATCCACGCGCCCGCCCCCGTGTCGTAGGCCGTCGATCCGGCGCCCAGCCCCTGCGAGTAGATCGTGACGCCGCCGATCTGCCCCGTGCCATCGCTGTTGAACCGCGTGCCGCTGGTGCCCAGCACGTAGGTCGTGGACTGCAGGTAGTTGCTGCCAATGGTCCAGCCGCCGATGGCGCCCTGGCTGGCGAAGATCGTGCCGCGCACCACCACGCCACTGAACTCAGCCGTGCCATTGCCGTTGATACGCCAGCCGCTGGAGCCGGCCACGTAGCCGGTGGACTGCGCATGCTGGCCGACCGCGATGCTGCCCGCCGTCAGCTTGGAAACCGACAGGCTGGCGATCTTGGCGTCATCGACCGCGAGGTTTGCGATCTTGGCGTTGGTGATCGTGCCGTTCTGGATGAATGCGTCTTGCATGTAGACGCCCACCGGGACACTCACGCCGCCGATGGTTGTCGGCGTGGTGCGGACAATGAACGGCTCTGCCGGCGCAATGCCTGGGCCGCTGGGCGAGGCGATGGCGAAACTGTCCGCTCGGACGATGAACTCACTGAACGGGGTCGCGTTGTTCGCTGTGCTGGCCAGACCGAAGCCCGACACATACCCATTGGTGTCGATCTTGACCGTGTACTTTGCGAACAGCTCGCCGGTCTGGGTGGCGCGGGTGGTGATCTCGGTCTGAACCGCTGCGTTGAGCGGGTTGCCGCCCATGCCGACCGGGCGCCCATTGACAAGTTGCAGGCTGTATTCGCAGTACGCCAGAGGGTCCGAATCCGTGGCGCCAGCGTAGCGCTCAATACCGGCGCCTTCACCGACTCCAGGGACGCCCACCAGGATGTAGGCGCTGCGGTATCGAAATGCTGAGTCCGGCGCGCCGAAGATGCTACGACTGGCACCGCACCGATACATGGCGGCATCAAGTCCGCTTGTGAGGCGGTTGTTGCGCGGCTCGTCCCAGGTGTAGACGGCAACAACCTTGTCCGATCCAAGCGCATTCAATGCAGCAGCAAGCGCAGCGGCATTACGTCCTTCCGCAACCTCGCCATTACCGAACACGTCGTAATGGACAGCCGACTCCATCGCGCCAGTAGCCCCGTTGAAGACGACCAACACATATGACCTCACGGCGGCGGTGAGCGCAGCCCCAGCCTCAGAAAAAACACCGGGGTATGAACTGCTCTGCGAACTCGATCCAGCTGACCGAATCAAGTAGTTCACCACTCGATTCACGCGAGACTGGATCGTCGTGATCTGCCCGGCCTGCGCCGACACCGTTTCGGCAAGGTTCGACACGTTGGTGTTCGTTGTCGTCAGGGCGCTGGCGTCCGCCTTTGTGCCGGCCAGTGTGTTGGCCGCGTTCGCCGTCGCCTGCGCCGCCACCGCTTTGCCGTCTGCGGTGCTGATGCTGTTCTGCAGGCCGACCACCGTGCTGCCGCTGCTGGTCACAATGCCGCCCGTCGTGCTCTCGATGCGGGTTGCAATCGCGTTCACGGCGCTCGCGTCTGCCTTGGTCGCCAGGCCGTTCTCCACCAGTTCCAAATCGCCCTGCAGCGCCGTGATCTGGCCGCCTTGGATCAGGATGCCGTCCTCGGTCGCATCGACTCGCGTGCTCAAGTCGTTCAGGGCGGTCTGGCTGGCTTTGGTTGCGATGGCTGTGTTCAGGCCGGATTCGATCTCCTTGACCTCGGCGTCATCGACCGTGATCTGGCCGACCTCGGTGATGCCTGCGGCGCCGTTGTAGTTGACCAGCACCAACAGGCGGAGATAGCGCACATTCGGGTGCATCTTGCTGGGCGAAGCCAAGAGCCCGTTGCCACTCGTGCCGGCACTGGCCCCGTGACCTTTGGTATATCCGGTGTACTCAGTCCATGCGGTGCCAGGGGATGAGCCGACAACAGCATGGTAGTGCTGCCCTGAGTATGAGTTTCCACCGGTTGAGTTCACAAGGGTCACACCGTCAGCGGCGACACCGGCCCATCCAAGGTAGAACGTCCCGGTTCCGGCCGTCCGGCGTACCCTCACGCGAAGCCGGTACAGCTTGTTCGGGTCAAACGGGATCAGGTCGCGGTGGACCAGCCAGCGCATGTCGTTGCCGGCGTTGTTGCCCACCTGTAGCGCCTTGCCGCCAACACCATCCGTCACCGAGACGATGACCTGCTCGCCAGCGCCGTCGTAGCTCTGCCAGCGGCTCAGGGGGTCCGAGCCGTCCCATGTCTCGCTGAAGATGTCCCTGATGTTCGACAGCCGGGCCTGCAGCACATTGGCCTGGTTCGCCGTGGCCGTCAGGGTGTTGCCCTGCGTGGTGACGGTGTTCGACAGTGCCGTGAGTGCGGACGTGTCCGCCTTGGTGGCGACCGTGTTGTTCAGCGTGGTGACGCTGTTTTGCAGGCTGGTGATGGCCGTGCCCTGTGAAGTGTTCACGCCTTCTGCGCTTGTCACGCGGGTGTCCAGCGCACTCAGGGCCGATGCGTCGGCTTTGGTGGCGACCGTGTTGTTGGTCGTGGTCAGCGCATTGTTCAGGCTCGTGATGCTTGAGCCTTGGCTGGTGATCGTGTTTTCCGCCGTGGTGACGCGCGTTGTGAGCGCGTTCAGGGCGCTGGCGTCGGCCTTGGTGTTCGCCGTGGCCTGCGCTGCTGCTGCTGCTGCGGCGGCATCGGTGGCCACCTTGTCGGTCACAGCCACCCAGGCCGATCCATTCCAGCGCTTGGGGGTGTTGGCGCCCCCCGTGGTGTCGATCCACAGGTTCTGCGCCAGCCGGTCAGCCACATCAGGCGCCGCGCTCTGCACAATGACCTTGCCCTTGCTGCCGGCCAGGGTTGCCGCGTTGTTCGCCGCCGTCTGCGCCGCCGTCACGTTCGTGTTTGTGGTCGTCAGCGAGTTGTTCAGGGTGGTGATGCTCCCGCCCTGGCTGGTGATGTTGTTCTCGGCCGTGGTGACGCGAGTGGTCAGGCTGTTCAACGCGCTGGCGTCGGCTTTGTTCGTCAGGGTGTTGTTGATCGTCGTCACGCTGTTCTGCAGTGACGTGATCGAAGACCCCTGCGAGGTGTTCACCCCTTCGGCCGACGTGACACGGGTTTCCAGCGCATTGAGAGCGCTCGCGTCAGCCTTGCCCGTCAGAGCGGCATTCAGCGTGATGATGTTCTGGGCGTTGGCGTCGTCGCCCGCCATCATGGCCGACTGCAGGGCCTGTAGCTGTGCGCTCGATGCCCCAGGACTCGGGCGGCCGACCGCCACCCAGTCCAGCTCGAAATAGGCTGACGTGGTGATGCTGGTCGATGCCTCGAACCGCACTTGCGCAATCGTGGCGCCCATCCATCCGGCCGGCATGTTGAACGTCAGCAGGCCGATGCCGTTGGCGTTGTAGGTCGGTTCCGTGACAACAACCGACTTTGTGGTGTCCCAGGTGCTGTTGGCCGTGGTGATGAAGTACAGGCGGCCCACCCATGTCGGGCTGCCGACCTTGCGCACACGCAGACGCACTTGCGGGTACTTGGCGCCGTCAATGCCCAGCGCGGCCGGCGACTGGAACATCCGGCCCGACTGCGTGCCCGTGCTCGCAGCCATGCGCAGCCAGCCGCTGACAGCCGACACCGTGGTGCTGGTGGTGATGTTGGCCGTCCATCCTTCCACGCTGGAATCGAAGTACCAGATGTTGCTGCAGTCGAACTGCTCGCCAGCACCGGCTGACAGCAGCGTGATCTGCTGAGACAGGGCAGCATCCTGCGCGGCGCTCGTCTCGCGCATCTGGTACAGCAGGCCGGATGTCAGCAGGTTCAGGTCCGTCGCCGTGCTGCCGCCCGTGATCTGGGCGCGCAGCGTGCTGGCGCTGCTGGAAATGGCGCTGTCGATGGTGGCGCGCGAATAGGTGAAGTCCTGGGCGCTCGCCAGCGTCGTCGTGTCCGCTGCAGCGAACTCGCTGCGCAGCGTGCTCAGGGTTGCCGCGTCGGCCGCGTCGATGGCCGAGCGGCTGTAGGTGAAGTTCTGGGCCGTTGCCAAGGTCGCGGCGTCGGCCGCCGTGAAATTCGTCGTGAGCTGGGTGCCCATGGCCGAGATCGCGGTGTTGATCTCGGACTTGGAGAACGTGTAGCTGTTGGCGCTGGCCAGGGTCGCGGCGTCGGCGTCGGTGAACGCGCTTGTGAGCGAAGACACCACAGCAGCGTCGGCTGTTGCCAGGTCTGCTCGGATCGCAGAATCCACGGCGCTGATGGCCGCCACGCGGTTGTCCACCTCGGCCGCCAGGCTGGCCGCTTGCGCGCTGGCCGATGAACTGATGGCTGCAGCCCGGTCTGCCGCCTCCTGCGCCAGTGCGGCGGCGCGTGCGGCGGCCTCGGCGGCGTCACCTTGCGCGCGGTCAATCGCTTCTTGTGCCAGCCCGGACACGAGGCCGGGAATCTGCCCGATGGGTGTTGCCAAGCTCGACGCCAGTTCGCTGGCGCTGATCTGCCCGGCCAGAGCGTCCAGCAGCAGCGCCACGTCCTGCCCGGTCGTGACCGCTACCCCGTTGGTGCCGCCCGATGGCGTGGCGCTCGGGGCGCCGTCTTGGCTTTCCCACTTGATCCACAGGTGCCAGGTGGTCGCCGGGTTGCTCGGCATGCCCCAGACCGTACCAGCGAAGCGCCCAACCTCCACCGCGTCAGCAAACACCGGCAGCGGCCCACTGACCCACTGCGCGCCATAGACCCGCGTGCGCCCGTGGCCGCGGCCTTGGGTGTAGAACGGGGCCGCCTGCGAGATCAGGATGTGCGAGATCGCCGGGGTGGCCGTGAAGGCGCCGGGCTGGGGCGGCGGCGTCAGGTCGGGCTCGTAGGGCTCAACTGTCCCACCGCCACCCGTGCCGACACCGGGCACCAGCGACCCGCCTGGGCCGGGCACCAGCACGCCCGTCTCCAGCGCATCGCGCAGCGTCAGGGCGCGGTCACGGTCTGAGCCCGTCTTGCCCAGCAGCGCATGCAGCTCTTCGCGCACGCGCGCCAGGAAATTCGGACTGCTCGGGCTCGGGAGGTCTTTGCGGTTTGTCATGTCTGGGCAAGCTCTCGCATGCTGGATGCCACTGCGCAGCCCTGCACCGCGCCCGTGGTTTCGACTTCAAATTGCCAGTCCAGCGCCATGAAGCCGGCCGGCAGGTGGAAAGGGTTGCGGCTGGTCACGGTCTGGGTGTGCTTGAGCCCGCCATCGGCGAACACGCGGAACGTCACCGGGTAGGCATCGGCCACCACCTCGGCCGCGCCGAAGTTCATCGGGGCTGGTGCGCGGAACTCCTTGCTGCGCGCCCGCACGGTCATGGACGTGGTGCCAGCATCCCAGCGCTGCACGCTCGTGCCCGCCAGGATGTAAAGCTGGTCCTGCAGCTCGTCAAAGTGCATAGCCTCATACCCGGCATCGAGGAAGTACAGGCCGGTCGGGTTGCTGGGGTCAATCAGAAACGCCTTGCGGCCCGTGCCGTCGTCGTAGCTGCCCAGGTACAGGCCCTCGTACATCTGGCCCACGATGGTGTCGGGCTTGATCGCCTGCCAGTCGTCGCGGGTCATGATGCCGGCCGTCAGGATGCGCGGACCGGTGCCCGGACCCCACCAGCACAGGCCGTCGCCTGATGCCCAGGCAACACCCGCCCCCATCGAGGCCACCGATGCGGCCGACACGCAAGCCTGCGAGAACTCCAGCGGCATCTGGTCCATGCTGTCCGGGCTCGTGCCGGCCACCAGCAGCGGGCGGCCGTTTGTCAGCACCAGCAGGTTCTGCCCGGCCACGCCCAGAGCCACCGGTTTCGAGTCGGGCGGCAGGATCTCGTACTGGATCGGCCAGGCATAGGCGGCGTATGGCTCGCAGAAGCGCACCCCGCCCTCGCTGATGCCGGCCGCCATGCCGTTCCAGAGCGCGGTCAGGTGGTGCAGATCGTTCGGGGCCGGGAGCCATGGGGTTGTCGTCAGCACCTCGCCAAGCGTCCGGTTGTCGTCCTGCGTGCTGCTCACGCCAATGGCGATCTCGCGCAGAAAGAAGAACTCGGTCGCTCCCGTCGCGCCGGTCTGGGTCCGGTAGATGCGGATGCGGTCAATCCCGTAGTTCCCGGCCGGCGCCGCGGCGAAGGCGCTCAGTGTCGTGGTGGCATCGCTCTCGCGGTCGTGCTGCAGGCTCACCGGGGCCGGCGCACTCTCCCATCCCCAATCCGACACGTAGGTGTAGGTGTAGAAGAACGTCACCACGTCGCCCGTCCAGGCGCCAGCGTCCTTGGTTGCGATCAGCGGGGTGGCCGGCGCCGGGATGCCCATGGGGCGCGCGGTGGTCGGGTATGGCGCCGATGCCAGCCCGATGACGTTGTTCGTCACCTTGGGCGTGCCGTCCCCGGTGTAGAACGTCTGCTCGGTCGTGTCGTCGCTGGAAAAGCCGCGGATGGCGTGAACGATGCCGGTCCACGACAGCCAGTAGTCCGAGTCGCTGGCTGCGTCGCGGCCCATGCGGTAGATGGTCTTGCGGCCGGCTGGGACCGTCGCCACCGGCAGCGGGTTGCGCCAGGGTCGCAGGTCGCCGCGTCCGGGTTTGGCGTTGAGGCTTCTCACGCCAACCGCGTCAGGCAACAACTTGGGGTGTAGCGCCCTGTTCTCGCCAGCGAAGCCGGCCCAGCGGATGATTGCCATTCAGTTCTCCGTCAGGGCTTTGCGGGCGCTTTCATACTCTCGCTCGCAGGCGCGGCCGGCAAGGTATCGCTGGTCAGCGATGTCTGCCAGTTCTTGCGCTCGCTGGTCAATGCGTCCAAGCACGTCGGCCAACACATCGAGGGCGTCTCCGGTTGCCGTGCGTACTTCGGCAGCGGTGGAATCTGCACACTGCGCACGGGCTCGCTCGGCAGCGGCTTGGGCGGCGTCTTGCAGCCGCTGAGAAGCCACACGGCCAGCAGCAACAGCATGGTTGAGGCGGAGATGAAGGGCGGCGACTTCTTGGGCGTGGGTTTCCTGGGCATTTACCAGCTCCTGTTCTGCCTTGCGGCGGGATTGCTCGGTCTGTGCGCGTAGCTGCTCGGCCGCGGCCGCCAGCTGGGCGTGCTGGGCTTGGGTGGTCTGGTGCGCCAGGCGCTCGGCCTGCAGTCGGTTGTTGGTGGCGCAGTTGGTCAGGATCGAACCCACCAGCAGGGCGCCAAGGACGCCAACGGCCAGTTTGCCACGGCTCAACCCGGTCAGAAAGCGGATCATGCGAACACCTCCACACCTTGGTCGTACAGCGCCGTACGTTTGTCCAACCCGTTGAAACCGCCGTTGATGATCTTGGTCATGGCGCGCACGTCGCCACGGTCGGCGGCTGCGTTCAACTTGTTGACCGACCAAAACCAACCGGCCGACAGCGCGGCGTTGACCGGCTCCAGAAGGCGGTCGGGGTAGTCGATGAAGTTTTCCCCGATGGCATCGCCACAGCGCTTGTAGTTGTCGCGGCCGGTGAGCTGCTTGAGTCCTCGGCCGCGGAACCGCCATCCGTCGCCGGGCTGCGTGTTTCCCAGGTTCTTGCGACCCCACTCGCCGCCGTACACCGTGTTGGCAATGGCCTGCTGGTCTGCCTTTTGCCCGGGCGCGCGGCCGTAGCGCTTTGCGTCGGCCTCGCTGATGCGGTGCCGACCGAACAGAGAAAGCAGCGCTTCGACGCTGTAGTTCAGGTTCTCGGTCAGGCTCGTGAAGCCGGCCGACTCGTGCCCGATCTGCGAAAGAAAGCCAGCGATGCGCTGTGGACTGGTGATGTCGTATGCCTTCATCGTCCCTTGCAGAAACGGCAGGAACTTCTCAGCCTCGGCCGCGCGGGCGCCGCTGGCCTTGACGATCTGTTCGACGGTCAGCGGGATCATGTCCGGTCCTTTTCGTAGTCGCGCTCATCGCGGAACAGGTTCGCCATGTCGCGCGCCGGCTCGGTGATGACGTACAGCCAACGGTTTGTTGCGCGCTTGTGGGCCTCGGCTTGGTCTTTCGCCCTGCGCGATGCACACCCAAGGCTGTGCGCCTTCCAGATGATGCCGATGCACGTCAGCGCCAGCCCAGCGCGGAGCGTGAAGGCCGCGCGCCAGTAGCCCGGCCAGTCGGTAGACCCGCTGAACGTGAGGGCAGCCGTTGCCCACAAGCTCAGGATCATGGACACCAGGCCGACTTTCACCATGGCGCCCTCGCGGATGCCCGGATGCAGCACGATGATGGACAGGACGACGGCCGCCACAATGCAGGCGCCCCCCGATGCGATGTGCCACGGGTCCATCATTCACCGCCTTTCTTGATGCTTGGCAGCCAGTCGGTCAGCTTGGCGTGCTTGAAGTAGTCCCACACCGCGGCCGATGCGTTAAGGCCGAACATTCCCAACAAGAAGGCGCCGGCGCTCATCAGGCTCTCGCCCGACAACCCGAACCATTCGGCAGCGCCTGGGCCGACGAACCCCGCCATGAATGCGCCGCTGGCTGTGTGCGCAGCTTTCTCGCGCCAGGTGGAGCCCGGCATGCCTCGCATGGCGGTGACAAGCGCACCGAAGAGGCCCGCCACGAATGGCGACTTCGCGGCGCCCTCCGCTGCTTTTCCGAGTTGTTCAGGGTCGAAGTTCATCGGTCAGGCTTTCATGGCGCGATCAAGCACGCGCTGCGGGTGGAATTTGTGCGGACGCGCGTAGCCCAGCGCTGCTGCGATGGCCTCGCTGCACACGTAGCGGTCGGGGTCGTTGAATTGCTCGATGGGCAGCACGAACCACGCAAGGCCCAGGCAGTCGTATTGCTTGCCCTGGTGCTGGACGAACCACTGATAGGCCGCAGCCTCATCGCCCTTGATCGGGTACAAGTCCCAGCGGCCGGTGCTCAGATCGATGCGCTTGAACCGCACGCCACCATCGCGTGCGCTGGAGCTTGCGCACAGGTGGCGCCCGGAGCGGTCAGCGTCCCCGAAAACGAGTTCGCAGTGGCTGTACTCCGAGAACGTCCACAGGCATGTGGCCTCGTGCCCGACCTTGTGCCAGAACCCAGTGGGCGGCCCTTTGTACATGGCGATCTTCATGATCAGTAGTCCGATTCGATGTAGACCTTGGCCACTTCCAGGTTGGCTGCGGCGGCCACGGCGCCGTTGTTCACCTCGGCCTTGAACGCCATGCCGGTGTTCACCGCTGGAATGTCGGTCGTGTAGCTAATGTCGAGCACCACCACACCTGTATGGAGGTTGGTGATCCGCACGAAAATCTCTGTTGCTGCCCCTGGCGGGCAAAAGATAATCATGTCGTATCCGTGCGTCGTGTTTGCTCGCGCAGCGTCGGGGCCAAGGTCAACTTTCGTGGCAGTGCCCGAGCCGTCATTGCGGTACAGAAACCAGTTGCCAGTGTTGGCGTCTGTCGTGTCGTACCCCATGCCGATCATGTTGAGCAGGGCAGATACAGAGCCCGCAGCAGCGGCAAGAGCAGCCGTGCTCGCGCACAGCCCTCTGAACGTCTGTGCACCGCTCAGGTTGATCTGATGCCCATGCATCATCCGGAAGAAGAAACCACCGAAGCCTGCCGCGTTGCCGCGGAACCACTGCGCGTAGGCCGTTCGCATGCCCGACTGGCTGCCAGCCGTGGTGTTGGTCTGGAAGCGCTTGCGCCATGTGGCCAGCCACGGGTTGGCGCTGGCAACGGTCATCTGCACCGACATGGTGACCGCCGTGATGAGCGAGCCGCCCCATGCCGTGGGTGCGGTGGTGCCGCTGGTGGTGGCAACCATGAACACCGATTTTCCGTGCAGAGCACTCTGCAGTACGGTCTGTATGCCAAGCGGATCAATGATCTTTGGGAGTAGACGCCCGGCGTGTGAACTTGCGTACAGTTGCAACCCGCCAGCGGCTGGCGCTTCCGGGTCGGCAGAGGCCACCAGGCGCAGGTTGTTGCTTTCCACGCGCACGTTGGCAGCACCGCCCAGCGCGCCGTCGTCGTTGAACTGCATGGCCCCGCTGGTGCCGCCTGGCGATGCGGCCGGGCCAGTGGGGCCTGCGGGACCGGTTGGGCCTGGATCACCCTGCGGGCCGACCGGGCCGGTGGCGCCCGTTGCGCCCGTTGCGCCCGCGGGTCCGGCCGGACCCTCTGGCCCTGTGGGTCCGGTTGGACCGGCAGGACCGGCAGGACCGGTGGCTCCGGCTGGGCCATCTGACCCCGTGGCTCCGGTTGGACCGGCTGGGCCCGTGGCTCCGTCCGGCCCTGCCGGGCCTGTGGCGCCTGCTGCCCCGGTCGGGCCGGCAGGGCCGGTAGGGCCCACATCTCCTTGCGGACCGGCTGGTCCAGTGAGGCCGGTCGAGCCCGTTGGACCCGCCGGTCCCACATCACCCTGCGGACCAGCCGCACCCGTAGCACCTGCTGGGCCGGCAGGCCCAGCCTCGCCTTGCGGACCGGTGGCGCCCGTGGCACCAGTGGGGCCAGCGGGGCCCTGCGGGCCCGTGGGCCCTTGTATGGGACCCGCGTTCGACCAGCCACCGGCGCCGTTTGATACCCAGCCGTCCCCTGTGTCCGACGTTATCCACAAGTCGCTCTGTGCGGCACCCCCAGGCAAAGCGGCAAAGTTGGCCACGGAGCCCAACAGTCGCACCGAAGTGCCATCGGCACCGTCTGCACCGTCTGCACCGGCAGGCCCTGCGGGCCCTTGTGCACCCGCAGCACCCGCTGGGCCGGTGGCACCTTGCGGCCCGGCTGGGCCTTGCAGACCTGCTGGACCACGCGGACCCGGAGGCCCCTGCTGGATGACCTGCACCACACTATCGGGTGCAACCTCCCTTACAACGACAACATGCCCAGGTTCTGTGATGACCACACGCTCAAGCGGACCGGACTGCGTGATGACTACACGGTCAGCCTGCCCTGGCTCTGTGATGACCACATACTCAGGCACGAGTGACCTCCTTGGACACGGTGACTTCGCCGAACAGCAGGCGCGTCACCACGCCGTCAGGTGATTCCAGCTCCAAGTCGTAGCGTCCCCGCGTCCAATCAATTGCCTCGGTCACAGAAGCGGGTAGCACCAGCGAAACTTGCCCGGCCAAAGCGCTGATCTGCAGGCGGTTGTTTGCCGTCGTGGCTTCAAGCAGGACATCCGGTGAGGACACTGTTCGGCGAACCTGCATGCGCGCCGTGTAGCCGCTGAGATCAACCGGCGTTCCGTCGCTCGATTGCCAGACAAACGGCAGGACCAGCGTTGCGCCCTGTTCTATCTCGAAGTTGTATTCGGCAGCAGCCACGGTGTTCCCCGATCTGGATTAAGGCTTGGCGTTTGGAGACACGGCGGCGGTGCCCTTGGCTTCAATGCCCAGGTCGTTGGCGTATGCGCCGTAGAAGGCAACCGCAAGGTTCGGGTTGGCGGTGTATTCCGTGTTCTTGCTGTAGGCCCGGAAGAACACGTAGTTGCGGATCGCGTTGGCGAACAGGTCCGACAAACTCAGGTTGCCGGTGATGGCGGCCGTCGTGGTGCCCGGTGCCGGCGTTGCGATGTCGGACGGGACCGCGGCGTACTCGATGGCCACGGATGCGCCCACGGCGGCGGGCGGGTACACCTCGAAAGCCTTGGGCTCGCGCTCGTCGTACATGAAGTGCAGGATCTCGGCCGCGCCGGTCAGGCCGCGCCAGCCGCGCACCTGCGAATCCAGCAGCTTGCGGTCCACCTTCGTGACGGCGCGCTTGCTGCCGGCCGCGTTGTGCAGCACGTCGATCAGCTTCTCGCCACCAGTGGGCAGCGCCTGCTTTGAGCCGGCCACCAGCGCCAGGTCAGCGGCGATGTTCCGGGCGTCCGGGCGGTGCGTGAGGATGTCGCGCTGGCCGTCGTTGAAGTACGCCACCAGATCGCCAGTGGTCCAGCGGATGCTGGTTTCGTCGTTGAGGTCACGGGCGACCTGCGCAAGAATGCTTTGTGCGGTGATGGCCATGCTGCTTCCTCGTGGACCGGCTTTGAACTGCCGCGCATGGTGCAAGAACTGCCCTCGGAGTCAACCGAAGGGCCTCGTCTTGCGTCAGAAAGTCTTGAGCGGCGTGTAGAGCTTTGCGGCAGCGGTGCCGCGCGAGACTTTGGCCGCGACCGTCATGCGTCGAGCCAGGTACTCGGCTTCCTTGTCGATGGCCTGCTGGCGGTTGCCGATGTCGGGCAGCGCCGAGATGGACGCGATGATTCGCAGCGCGATGTCGTTGGCGTACTCGCCGGCCACGTCGTCATCAATGCCGGTAGACGTGCCAAGGGTGGGCATCAGGGCGGCGAAGATCACCACCGATGCATCGGCGGCCTGCAGCGGGAACACCTTGAGCGTGGCGTTGTCCTCGGTGTAGCAGTAGTCTCGCTGGTTGTAGGTTCGGTTGTAGGACCGGCCCAGCGTCGGCGTCACCAGCATGCATTCCCGGCCGTCAATCGTCACCTCCAGCGGGCGCACGATCTGCATGCCGGCCGGTGGCGATATGTCCACGTCGTTCGATGTGCCGTCCGTGATTTCGGCGTCCAGCTCGCGCTGCAACACCAGCGTCTTGCGGCACCAGTCGATGGCGGCCAGGCGGGCGTGATGCTCCAGAACGGGCACAGGGCACCCGCTCACATAGGGCAGCACATAGGGCTCGAAGTCACGCCAGAGCATCGTCGTACTGCCGGTGCGTGATGTAGCGCAGCTCGGTTCGGATCTTCTCGTCGCTCATGGTGGCGAGCAGACTCTTGGCAATGCCGCGGCGATGCGCCAGCGCCTTGAGGTCGTCCCCGGCGATCTTGTCGGGGTTCTCGCGGTCGGCGTGTGTCGTGGGCATGAAAGAAGGCGCGGAAGCCTCCACAGCTTGCGCTGCAGCTTCTTCGCGCGCCTTCTTGAACCCAGGCTTAGGGCCTCGGGCTCCCATGGCTTAGGCCACCGCAACAGCGCCGGGGTTCGGGGCGCAGATCAGGGTCAGGCGGATGGTCTGGCCAGCGGCCGGGTTCGCGCCCAGGAACTTGATGCCGATGGACTTGTCCGAGGCCTGCACCGGCAGGCCCGAGACGATCTTGTTGCGGCGGATCACGCCAGCGGTCGCGGCAGCGGCGGCGGCGTTGAACTCGTTGCCCATGGTGCGGCTGGCCACGGCATCGCCGTACTCGCCGGACATCACGCCCACGTCCAGGGTTGCCGAAGCGCCCAGCGCGCCGTTGTCCACCAGGGTGTCGATCACCACGCAGTCACGGGGCAGCGCCACCATTTCCACGATGTCGCCGATCACGTCGCCAGCCTTGGTGACGTATTCGCCGACCACCACGATGGCCGCGTTGCTGTCCATGGCGTGCTTGGCGGGAGCGCCGCCAACCACCTGTTTCGATTTCGAGTTTGCCATTTGGGTTTCTCCAGTTGGGGTTTCAGGTGGTTGCCGATCAGACGGCGGCGGTGTAGGCCGTGTCCACGGAAATCATGGCGTAGTCGCGGCCGTCGTACTGCGACTTGTCGGCGCCCATGATCGTCTCGAAGAACAGGATGTTGTCGTTGCCGCGGTCGTCGGTGTCTTCGTCGATGGCCACGGTCATGCCGTCCTTCATGCCCTTGGTTCCGTTGGCCACAAGGACCGAGTTGGCGCCCATGAACAGGCTGCGGGTAGCGGCCAGGGAGCCACCGCCGTAGTCGTTGAAGTACACGCCGAACTCCATCTCGTCGATCAGCACGCCGTTGAACATGCCGGCGCCGCCCTTGAACAGCTCGGACTCCTTGCCGATGGCAGAGGTCAGGGCCTTCTGGGCTTCAAACCAGCCTTGTGCGCCCACGTCGTCGCGGATGTCCTGCATCACTTCCGGGCACACCGCCAGGATGAAGCATTCCTTGCCGCCCTTGGACACCTTTTCCATCTTCACCGGCTTGTCCTTGCCGCCGAGCATGCGGATGGCCTTGGTGCGCAGCTTGTTGACGGTGGCCAGGGTCATCTTGTCGCCAACGGCCAGCGTGGCTTTGGCCTTGTCGCCAGCGGTGCCGGTGTACAGGTGGGCAGCGTCGGGCGCGCGCAGGGCGTTCGGGTAGCCGGCGTAGCCTGCTTCCAGGGTGTGCAGCTCTTCACCGACACCGCGGGCGCCGGCAGCAGCGGCCACGATGGTGTGCTCGTACAGCTCTTTGATGTACGTGGTCAGCTTCTCGCGGCCCTGCTTGCGCAGGTTGAAGCCCACGCGGTCTTGGTCGATGCGCGCGCCGATGTTCACGCCATGGCGGTGCTGGTTCACGCGCATGGTGTGCGAGGCGTGCGACATCTTGAACTCGTTGCCGGCCAGCTTCTCGCCTTCGCGGCGTGCGCGGCCCTGCAGCTTGGCGACCAGGGTGGTGGTCACTTCGTCGCCGTTGCCTTTTTCGAGGTCGGTCTTGCGGACAACGGCGGAGTTGCTGCCCTCGTCACCGATCATGCGGGCGAAATACTGTTTCTGGCCTGCGTCGTTGGCGACTTTGGCCGCCCAGGCTTTGCGTTTGACCGGATCGGTCGGGAGGATGCGGGTGGAATTGGCCATGATTACTCCAAGAAGGATGGTCATGACGCACTCCTGCGCGCCTAAAAACTCCCCGGAGAAACCGGGGTCTGGGGCCTGAACTACGCCAGCGATTTCTCGGGTTTGCCCACCCTGACGGATGACGGCGCCTTGAAACGCAGGCGGGCAGTTCTCCCGGCCTTAAATTCGAGTATCAGAGAAACAGGCTCGGAGTCAACCGAGTTTCCAAGACCCGTCAAAACTACCCGTTCGCCCACGCGCATTTCCAGCACGAGGCCGCCAGTTTTGTGCTCCTTGCCTGTTGTCATGCTCAGTCGTCCAGCAGTGCGGCTTGTTGGGCCGGGCTGAGTTTTGCGAACGAATCCTCGAAGGCTTGGCCCTTGAGGTTTGCCATCTGCTCGACCACGCCACCGCCTGCATTGGCCGTGGCTGCAGCGGGCACCGTGCGCAGCGTCATCGGGGTGGCCGGGACTTCGCGCTTGGGCTGCGGCGTGGTGGCCGCTTGGGTTTTGGCGGTCAGTTGCAGGCCGCGCAGCGCCAGCACCGTGCGGTTTGCTTCTTGCGCCAGGGTGGCGTAGGGCTTGGTGGCATTGGCCGGGTCGGCGCGCAGCATCTGGATGGCGGTGTCGAACTGGCGCTGTGCGGCGGCGTCCTTGCTGTAGTCCAGCACCGGGCGGGTGGTTTCGATGATCTGGGCGATCACGCGGGCGCTTTCCTGCTCGGCGTTCTGCTGGTTGATGGCGGCAAGGGCCTCGGCGCGGGCTTGCGCGCGGCTCAGGGCTTCGAGTTCACCGGTCACGCGCACTTCCAGGGTGGCGTACTCCTTGGCGTCGATCTCGCCGGACATGAGTTTTTCCAGCGCCTCGGCCTTCTCGGTCATGAGGTTCACACGCTTGGTGTCCAGATCCGCGGGCAATTCCACGTTGTAGGTCGGCTGCGCGGGTGCGGCCGGCGCTTCACCGGCAATCTCGGCCAGGGCGTCGATGTCCAGTTCTTCGGTTTTGGCTTGGGCGGCCGGCGCGGCGGCTTCCTGCTGCTCGGTGGTGGCCGGCGCTTCGGTCTGCTCGGTCTCTTCCTCGGCTGCGGCTTCGGTGGTCTGCTCGGCTGCGGGCGCATCCTCTTCGGCGCTGTCGTCGTCGTCACCGAACGGGTCACGGCCAGCGGCTTCGGCAGCTTCGATGGATTTCAGGGCTTCGGCCTCGGCCGGGGTCAGGTGGGCTCGGGTGTTCACGGGTTCACTCCTGCGAATGGTTGGGTGGTGGTTGAACCGGGAACGGTTGAAACGATGGTGCGGCGGCCCGTCATTGCGGGCGGCTCGGTGTTGTTAGGCTGAAACGCCGTCAGCCTCGGGGGTTTGAATGCCAGCCATGGCCCCGTCTGCCTGCTGCGCGTCGGGGATGGGCTGGGCCTGCTGGATCGGAACCGGGCCATTCAGTGCGCCCTGCCCGTTCATGTCTTGGAAGCCCACGGACTTCGCCAGTTCGTCGGCAACCGGCGCGATCTGCGGGGCCATCGTCAGCACCTGGGCGGCTTGCGCGGCCATGTACAGCGACTCCAACCGCTTGGCCATGGCGTCGGCTTCGAGTTTCTCGCCCTTGGCCTGCGCTTCCTTGATGGCCGCGTTCATCTGCGCCATCTGCGCCTGGAACTGCATCTGCGCCATCTGTTGTTGCTGCTGGCGCGCGGCCTGCTGCTCGGGTGAGAGCTTGCCGTCCAGCGGCGCCTGCCCGTTCACCGCCCGGATGCGCTCCAGAATCACCGACCGCTTTGGCAGGTTCGGGTGCATCTCGAACAGCACATCGAGGATGTTGATGACCACCTGCGGCGCCACTGGTGCAAGCTGCGCGAACATCTGCATCAGGTTGTCAAAGGCGGATTCGGCCATGGTCTGCTTCCAAGCCTGCTCGCCCACCTTGAAACTCGCCTGCCGCGCGGTGATGTCGTTGACGTACTGGCCGCTTTCCTCGTCCCACTGGTTGAGGTTGACGTACTCCATGCCGGCCTTGTCGTCCTCGGTGCGAACCGTCATCGGGTTCACAAGGTACTGCTCGCACAGGCTCAGGACGATCTCGCCCTCCATCTGGCGGGCAAACAGCAGGTTGTCGAACAGCTCGGTGGTCAGCATCGAGCCCTGATCCTGCTTTGCCAGCACCGCCTTGCCGGAAGTGGAGTTTGTATCCAGCCCACGGTTTTCGCCCGTAACCCCCGACATCTGGCGCAGCGCCTGAATGTCGTGGTTCGCCAGGTTCAACTGCTGGGCGGCTTCGGACTGGTGTGGGCGCTCTTGGACGGAGCCATTGGACAGGGCGCCTTTCTCGAACACCGCGATGCCGTTCGGGTCGTTGAGTTCGGCGCGGATCTCGTGCAGGTCCATCACCTCGCTGTCCCAAGTGCCCTTCTCGACCTTGAGCTGGTTGCTGCTGGCCTCGAACAGCGCGCGGCTCATGCGGTGGTTCAGCGACTCCTGCGGGCCGATCAACTGCCAGATTGGGCCATAAGGCAGGCCGGTGCGCTTGTTGCGGTAGGCCCAGACCGGGATGAACGGGAAACGGTCGTGCTTGAACGGGCTCGGCGCCTCCAGCAGCGTGTCCCGCTCGGTCATGATGCTGCACATCATCTTGTACGTGATCGGGTCAGCGATGCCGTACTTGTTGGGCTCCTTGTTGGGCACAGGCTCGCGGCTCCAGCACTCGATCAGCATCACGCGCTTGCGGCCGTTGAACAGGTCCACCGGGTTGCTGGAAAGCAGGTAGTCCAGATCGCTGTTGGATGCCGGGCCGAAGGCGTCCAGGCTGGTGATGAGGCCGGTGCCGATGATCCAGTCACGGAACACCGTTGCGTCATCGCCCTCCTGCACGCAGGCGCGAATCTCTTCCTGCTTGTCCGGGAAGCACGCCAGGGCCACATCCAGATCCACCACCTTGATGCGGAAGATGAACCGGGCGTCGGACAGGTCGCGCTTGGTGGCCTGGCTGTCGTAGACGATGTTGCGCCAGCTCTCGGCGCCGATGTAGATGGGCGGGCCGTTCTTATCGCCCCGCAGACCGACCTCGATCCAGCCCATGCCGCCCTTGAATGCGTCGTCGGCCGCCTGGCTGCGCTCGAAGCCCGCCCGGTTGGTGGCGTCCAGCCACTTCATCAGCTTGGTCTTGCGCATGGCGTCGTCGCTGGCCTGATCGCCCGGCTCTTCGGCCACCACGAGGAAGTCAACGCGCGTGCGGCGCTCGGTGCCCAGCAGCCAGTCGATGGTGGGCTTGATCTCGTTGTAGACCACCGGGCGCTGGCCGCGGCTGCGCAGTTCTTCGGCGTCGGCGCTGCGCCACTGCTCGCCGTCGTACATCGACTCACAGCGCGCCATCAGCGAGCGGTTTGCAGCCTGGCGCGCGGCCTCGCCCATGAACCAGTTCTTGCGGCGCTCGTGGCGCTCGCGCACCGATTCCTTGTCCATCTTGAGCCCGCCAGTCGGCGTCAGCTCCATGGCCTTCTCGTCCGGCGTCTGCGCCTTGATGCGTTTGGTTGCCATGGTCAGACCTCCGCCTCGCTGATGACCTTGCCGCTGTCTTTGTGCGTGGCCTTGACCTCCCACATGGGAGCGGTGTCCATCGCCTGCTTGACATCGCGCGGAGCCACCGGCATGTGAACCAGCGGCTCGGCGAACTTGAGCACCACATCGCACAAGGCGGTCAGCGCGGCCTTGTCGTTGGGGTCTTTTCCCAGCAGCGGCATCGCCTCCTTGGCTTCGCGGACGCAGTGCTCGCTGATCGAGCCTGTTGCGTTGCCCAGGCTGTCGAAGCCCACGAAGTCCACCAGCGCCGTGCGCAGGATGCACCACATCCCGCGCGACTCAGACCCGGCCTGCAGGATGTTGGATGCCGACCAGATGACCATGGCCGGCTTTGCCTTCTTGCCTTCACCGACCCATTCGAGGCTGCAGATGTAGCCGCGGTGCTCGGCCACCTTCCAGGCTTGACGGCCCCCAGCGGTGAACACCGGGCGGCCATCGGGATTGAGGACGGGGGACATACGCATGGTGTGATCCTTGAGGGGTTACAGACCGCGGCGCTCGCGGTTCTTGAATGCTTTGAGGGAGTCGGAATCGATGCTGTTGCGCATCAGCGGCACAGCCATGCCCATGTAGCGGAAAGCGTCGGCGCCGTGGCTGTGCTCGTCGTGCAGCGGGCCGGTCGGCTCGTTGGTGCGCTGGTTGATGCTGCGGCGGTAGCGTTTCAGGCACTCCAGCAGGCGCGCTGTCTTGATCTGGTCGAAGTAGCACTTCGGGAACACCATGCGGGCCTGCTTGATGCCTTCTTCCACATCAACGGCCGGCAGCGGGTCGGCCACATTGCGGCCCAGGTTTTGCAGCGCCTGGATGCTGCTGATGCCCGTCTGAGGGTTCTTGGCGGCGCCGTCGTGCGGCAGGTAGTCCGCACCCCACCGGTACGGGCGCTTTTCCAGCTCGGACACGTACCAGGCATAGGTGCGGTTGCTGTCCTCGATGTAGTCGATGATGTTCACCGTCGTGGGCGTGCGCTGCACCATGATGATGGTCATGGCGTCGTTCCAGCCCAAGTCCCAGACCGTGTGCACAGGTAACAACGGGTCGTATGGCACCGGGCAGATACGCTTGTCAGCAAACAGCGCCTCGATCTCGTGCCGGTAGATGGCGCCGGCCGCAACGCGCTTGGGTTTGCCTTCCCAGATGTTGTCGTAGTCGTCGGCCGGCATGCTGGCCTGAGCCTTGCGCCGCTCTTCCTTGAGCACTTCGGGGAACCACGGGTTGTCGCGCCAGTTGATCTCGCACACCCAGGTGTCGTCAGACGGCGCCGCGCAGAAGCGCACCCACGTCTCATCGGTGTCCATGTCCGGGTTCAGCGTGAGCCAGATTTCTGAGCCGGCCTTGCGAATGGTCGGGATCAGCGTGTCCCAGCTCTTCTTGGATACGCCGTGCGCCTCTTCAATCCAGACGCGATCAACACCCTCGTAGGACTTGATGGAGTCAACCGTGTGGCTCTGCAGGCCGGTGAACAGGAAGACGGAGCCGTTGTAGCCGCGGATCTCGGTGTCCAGCACCTCAAACTCGGATTCAAGGCCCAGCGAAACAATCTGGTCTTTGAGCAGCCGGTGAACCGACTCCTTCATGGACTTCTGAATCTCACGCGCGCACAGCACGCGCAAAGGCTGGTCGGCCGCCATCAGCAGCAGCGCACGAGCCACGGCCCACGACTTGCCGCCACCTCGGCCACCGTGCATGACCTTGTAGCGCTTGGGCCTGAACAGCGGGCGCAGCTTCGCCGGGAACTCGGCCCGGATCTCCTGCACTTGATCGGCCTCAGCCATCATGCGCTCTTGTCCTCAACGTCCACGAAGTCCAGCAGCACGCGCTTGCGCTTGGCTGTGCCGGTGTCCGGGTCTTCGCCGCCTGCGATGTTGAATGCCTCGCGCTCGCCCTTGCGCACCTTCTCGTCCACCTCGGCCAACTTCTTGAGGTCGTCCACCAGCGATGTGCGGCTCATGGCCTTGCGCAGCGCGTCGTTTGCCTTGTCCTGGCCGTTCTCGTCAGGGCTGCGAACCATCTCGATGGCCTCGGCCAAGTCAGGCAGGTTCATGGCGGCCTGCTCGATCTGGTCCAGCAACTGCTCCTTGATGCGCGTGATGCGCTGCAGGCCGGTGCGGTGCTTGAGAATGACCTGGGTGTTGACCTCGGCGACTGCGAGCACCACATTGGTTAGCTCTTGGGTAGCGCCGGATACCGCGTTGGATAGCGCCGACTCGATCAGCCGGGCTTGTGTGGCCTGCTCAATGGCGGGCCGAAGGTCGCGCTGCCACCCTCTGGCCTTGGCTTGCTGTGCGATGGCGCCGTGCGTGCATCCGTGCTTCTGGCCCATCTCCCGCAGCGTCATCTGGCTGGTGCGGTAGTCGCGCTCCACGGCAGGCCAATCGACCAGTTTGCGCTTGGCGGGCTTTTCTGCAGGTGTGGGCGTGCCATCCTTGGCGGACGCACTCTTGCGCGCAGGCATGCTGGGTGACTCCGGGAAAAGGAGCCCCGGCGGTAGTGGCCACCGGGGCGAACATCGTTTGCAACCGATCTCTCGGCGGGGGCATTAGATGAGGATGGGGCTCGGAGTCAACCGATAGGGGTGTGGGCGAAAGAAAACCCGCGCACCTTGCAGGGTGGCGGGTTCTCGGCTCGGTTCCCCGAACTCACGCTTAGGAGCGTTTTGGAGCAGGTATGCGGAATCGAACCGCATCTGCACAGCTTGGAAGGCTGGCGGCCCACCTTGGGCTTACCTGCGTGATGGTTGATGGCATCCCTGTTGTACCGGGATTGCGCGGATCGGGTGACTTTCCCGGTTTCGCTGCAGCTCCGCCGTTCCTAGTACCGCGCTTCACACTGTTGGGTGCCGGGAACCCCCAGCATTGCCCTGACCATCACGGATGCGGATTGGCGGCTCTTCACTCGCTGGCTTGAAATCAGCCTTTCGGCCAAGCATCCAGCGGCTGCCGTCACTCCGCATGCGTGATGGTTGATGGTGGCCGGACTTGAACCAGCGCGCCGACCACGGGCACGGCGGTCATTTCCTACCGCTTCGCTTTTTCCGTGCGTCCGATCTACCAACTGAGCTACACCATCAAATCAGCGGGCTAGGCTTGATACTAGCTCGCGCGCCGGTCATTGGTAGCTGGTCCTACAGCGCGTCATGACTCTTTCTGCCGGACATTACGTTCCTACGGCAGATCACAGACAGGTCGCTGCGTCCATCCGCAGTGCCGCTGATTTGATGGCACCCGGTTTTTCTCTCAGCCCACCGGATCAGGGGCCGCGCTGGCATTGTATTGCTGGCGAGCGGGGTGTCAACGCTGACCCGTTGCCTCACGGATGGCGAGGACCGTCAACACGTACATATCCAAGTCCTTCAGCGCCTGGATTTGATCTTGTGTTAGATATTCCTCACCGTGGAGGACAAATACTTTCCCGTCTCTGATTCTCAAGTCTAGGCCGGAGCTGTCAATTTCCCAAATCAGCCATTCGGCATTTGTGTAAGCCGACCGGTCGATTTCGTCAATATCCCACTCTTCCGGCTCCCATTGTTCTTCCGTCATGGCTCAGCCCCCCACCACACTGAATTTCGGCTGCTGCTGCGCCCCGTCGCTCTTGATGCGGCCGAGCTTCTGCAGCCGATGCACCAGTCGGCGGGCCTTGAGCTTGCTGGAGCGGCAGGCTTTGACAACATCCGGGTGCTGCTCGATCTCGCGCTCGGTGGCGGGCTGGATCTGCTCGATCACGGCGCGGATGATCTCGATTGTGCCCTGCAGGCCGGGGTTCTGGGCTGTCATGCTGGTGTCTGCTCCTTGGTTTTGAGTGCTGCGGGGTTGCATCGGCCTTCTCGCGCCATGCGGGCGGCGCGGCTGCTCAGGCAGTCGGCGCAGTAGTTGACCGCGGTGTTGAATGCCGGGCCTTCTGGCGTCATCAGGATCACACGCGGGTTTCCGCTCTTGTTCTGTGCGGCTGCGGTGCTCTTGAGGTATTCCAGCCAGCTTGTGCGGTCGGGCCAGCAGGGCGGCGGCGGCGGCGCCAGGTCGTCCACGGCATCGGACAGGTTCAGGCGCGGCTGTTTCATGCGGGGGACTTCTGCGCTTTGATGGCGGCCAACTCTTCGCGCAGGTTCTGCTCGGTAGCGCGCAGGGCAGAAGCCTCCGTGAACAGATCGAGCGCCACGGCGCGCAAAATCGCCTCGAAGTCGGCGCCCTGCTCGTGGGCCCAGCGCTTATCCATTTCGGCATCCAGCCACTTCTCCGCTTCGCTGCGGGTGTCGGGTTTGATAAGGTCTTCGGCTTCGACGTATTCGAACGGGCTCATGCTGCTTTCCTTTCTTCGGTCATGGATATGCCCAGCGTCTGCGCCAGGTCGATGGTCGCGTGCCCGCTCTTGATGCGGGCGGCGGTCAGGCGGATGGCCTCTTCGTAGACGCTACGGGCCACGCTGGCGCGCTGCTCTTCGTGCAGGCGGATGACGGAGCGCAGGTGCTCGATGGCCTGGCCGCTCAACCCCATGCGGCCGGTGCGCTGAAAGCGTGCGGCGGTTTCGATCAGATCCTGCTCGGCCAGGTGGCAGGCCGGCATCACCTCGTCACGCATCACGCCAAGGCTGCCGGCCATGGTCTGCGCGATGTTGTTCAAGTTGACGAGATCGCTCCATTCCTGCATCCGGGCGTGGCCTCGCGTGAAGGCGTCCAGGGCGGAAAGCTCGCGCATCATCAACTGGTCGCGCGCCTGCTCGGGGGTGATGGCGGCGCCAGCAATGGCGTGCTCGATGGTGTTCAGGTCGGTGCGCCACACCTTGCGCATCACGGGTGGTTTGCTGTGGCCGCGCTGGGCGCGGGCGGCTGCTCGGCGTTCGGCGCGGCTCATGCGTACACCTTCGCCCGCGCGTCGCGGCGCTGGATCGCGTTGTAATAATCGGGCGATATGCCGTACTCCTTGGCAGCCTCCGTCCCTTTGCGCTTGTCATCGCGGATGCGCAGGACTGCGGCGGTATCCAGCTTTGATCGCTCCAGTTTCATCTGGATCATGTGCATGGTTGCGGCCTTCTTGTCGCGCAGGCCGTTGGTGTACTGCTTGCCCAGGATGTAGCCGGGCTTGGCCTGCATCAGCAGCCGCGGGTTGACGCAGTTCGGGTTCTTGCAGCGCGATGTGACGCGGTAGCCGTCTTGGATCGGCTCGTCGTGGTAGTGCGCTTGGTACATGGCGCGGCGCACAGCGATGCACTTGCCGCCCAGCTTCATCTGGATTGCGGCCTCTCCCTTGCGCTCCATGTCCACATGCCAATCTTCCAGGCAATATGGGCACTTGATGCAGCGGGCCTTGATGGCTTCAATGATGCGGTGGTTTGCGGCGCTGGCTGGGGGTCCGATCAGCTTGGGGCGTGGTGCGGGCATGTACTTCATGGCTTGCTCTGGTGGTTGCAGCCGGCGCAGCCGGGGTCTTGGGGGTTGAGTCGGGTGTACTGGCACTCGCGTGTCATGACGTGCGGCACCTTGACGATCAGCGGCTGGCGGGTGTGGGCCTTGTCGCTGCTCATGGGGATGTATCCGTCCTGGGCGTGGTGCCAGTCCTTGAAGGGCGGTCTGTTCATGCAGCCATGGGTCATGCTGGCCACCTCGGAAGGGTCTTGGGCCACAGGCCCAGGTTTTCAATCGTTCGTCTTGTGTCCACGCCCCAATCAACCTCAAGCTGTTGGCGCGTGGCTTTGTCAAACATCGCGCCCTGGTCGAACTGCGGGTGACATCCGCGAACGCCGGGTCTGTCGGAGCAAAGCGGGAAGCACTGGCGGTCATCGGTCTTGATGCCTGCACCTTTGCCGGTGTTCGGATGCGCGGCCTGTGAGTAGCCTTCGACGCTGCAGACTTTGCAGGGCAGAGCTGCCACCAGCCTCCGATAAGGTTCTGATCGCACGGGCTCGGTCTTCTCCACCGGCTCGGCCATCTGGTCGGCCTTGGCGAAGCTGGCGGCGCGGCGCAGGTGCTCAGGGATTGGGGTGTGGACCGTGCGGGTGCGCTCGTAGGTCGGGCGCTTGAAGCTGGAGCGGGTCAGCATGTCGCCCTCCTTGACTTCATGGCCGACAGGTAGAACACCTCGCCGGTTTCCGG